CTCCCAAACTACCGGGGGGGAGTTACCCCCCCAGCCCATTTCCTCTTAGATTAGGAAAATGGGACCCAGCCAACCTTATAGGAAAGGACACCATCTCGGGGAATAACACCCCCTCGACGATTACCCGTCCCATAGGTCGCACAAGCTAGTACAACCTGCGCTTCAAACCTCTGGAATGAGATTACTCTCATTCTGTGGGGTCTGAGGGCGCGGATGTACCTAATTCCGCTTCGCTCGCGGCAGGTCCACCGTTCTTCACTGTCTTCGATGACAATGTCGCCAAGGTCTTTTGGACCGCGGCAAGATCGTATCCTTGTAGGGATACAATCAAGAACAGAAAACCAAGCGCGCCTGCTAATCGACTTACCCGTAAGGGCAAGCCGACCGGCAAGAGCACTAATGCCATTAGCAAAAGCGAAATAGTCTTGAGGTCCACTTGGACACTCCTTGAGAAAGTAAGGGCGAACCGGTTTCCCGGAAAAGAAATCGCCCCCACAACTCTCCCGGAAGGGGACATCGTCAAAATAGGATTTCTCCGCATTCAACTCAAATCCCAGGAACTCAAGAACCGACTTCAGAGGATGAGCAACATCGGTTTTAACGATGATGTCATCGCCGAACGTGAAGACGTCGCAGCCAAGTAGGCCTAAGCCACCACACTCGCGTGTAGTGGCACAAGCTATAGCTGCGAAGATAATCGTCTCTAGTTCGAACGTGAAGCCGTTACCCATGCTAGAGAATTTCTCTAGCACGACCCAACGATTGTCGATTAGCGTTTTCTTTGATCGAAGATCATCGAGCGCTTCAAACCATCGTCGGGGTAGTAGGATTTCGACAAGAACCCTTGCTACGGTATCGCTTGCATTCGAGAGGTCGAGAGTAGCAAACTCCCGCGACATAGAGGATGTTTCGGCGACCTGCCGATGAACATCTTGTGCACGATCCAAGTCCCAACCAGCGTAACTCTTATACACGAGGTCACCCCCATGATTTCGAACGTTACGCGGCCGTCTTGCTAGACGCTGCCTCAACTGACGCCCAAGGGCGAGTTGATAAAAGACGTTGATCGATGGCTCTGCAGCTATCGAACGATCCGTCTTCGCAGTCTTCGGAACCGTTGTATAACGGTTTCCGGGGACAAAGGACAACTCCCCGTGACGTTGTGCCAAAGCGGCACCCCATTGTGATCCTAACCACTGCGGTAGGACCCAAACGGCGTCACGTGTCAAACTTGGATTAGATGACATTTTGTCGGGTACAGTGGTCTTCCCGCCACGGTTCGAAAACGTTGCACCTGGTCCGAACCTGCCAACCCAAAGGTCGCCAGGCCCATAACCTATCCAATCAAGGACTATTTTCCGACAGCGATCCAGAAAGGATCGTATCGCGTCGCTCCCATCGTCAAAGAGACGGTTTTCAGGGAGGTATCGACGCAGTCTTTCATTGGTCCGGTAGCATTTCCGCTCACCTTGCCACCATTTCTCAATGGCAGCGGCGCGTTTGTCGTGACTCGAAGGAAGGGTTTGAAGCTTCCTAAGAATGTTCGCGGCAGCAGCGTCACGGGCGTAACGGTCAGCATCGAGGTACAATCGTGGATCTGGATTAATCTCCAGAATCCCGTCCCAATCCTGATAGCGCAGCTTTATGGCTACGCTTAGGGAGAGGGGCGTATCTAGGTCCTCTAACAAGAGAGAAACCGTCCGCACCAGCTCATCGGGTAACAGACTTTGCATCATCATACTCCACGCCGCTCACACAATGAACGACATAGGCAACCAACCATCCACACTGTCCCAGACGTAGCTGCAAACCTCGTTAGGGTCTGTCTCGCCACGCGTGTACACAACCGACTTCTCTCGAAAGTGATGATGAATCACCTTCCAGACGTCGCCGGGCGTGTCTATGCTGTGACGGTCAAGACGCATCGCGAAGAGAACAACTGCCTGATGCAGTGTGGAAACAGAAGAATTGTCCATGTTTTCACCTTGTGGGTTAGGTCGGGGAGTACCCCGCGGCAACCGCCTGTTTCACCAACGTCGCCGCCAGCAGATTCAACAGCTGGTAGACTTCGTTGAGATTGGCAGCCGGGATGCCTTGGGGCATGGTGATGATGCCATCTGCCACGATCCGATCCGTGGCTGAGTACTTCGTCGTGGTTGAGTCCTGGACGGCGTACGGCATGACGAAGTTGTACTTCATCTGTCGCGCCGTCTTCGGACCATTCCAGGTCGAAGTCAGCTTCAGAATCGGTCGAAGACCGACGGGCAGGCCTGCGGCAGCGCCAGTGTCCTGACGCCACACAGCGGGGGAACCATCACCCCCGGAAGCCGACAGAGCGTCGTAGACGATGTCGGTTACACCGTCAAATTTCTTGACGGTGATCGAAGCCATTGCTGGCATTTGAGTTCCTTGAACGGAAAATCATCGGCCCCCAAGGTTCTGAACCACGAGGGAGATCGCGTTAAGCGCTCTCCTCCATGAAGGAACCTTGAAGGGTTTGACAAAGATCGTAGGCCCGATGAGGCCCAGACTTCGGGTCATGTAAGCGCCAGTAACCCAACGTTCGCCATACCTTCCGAGTGAAACACTCTTCTGGTAGTCGTACGTTGAACCTCTGACGAATAACGTGGCCCAAGCGTTTGACACGCTTAGTCCGTACAGATCACTTCCGTATGAAAGGAAGTTCTCTACCGGGATGAACCAGTCCACGACGAAACTGAAAGGAATCAGCTCCCATGCGACTGTAAACGGGTTTACCAAACCCAAGTTATTGGCGAGAAACAGGTTCGGGTTACTAACCGTCACCTGAGCCCCTGTCTTGCTGAACACCTTGCCACTCCAAACGGTGCGTGAAGCCTCGTTCGGAAAAGAACCAGAAGTGCTAGTATGATCATACTGCCCTCCGGTCCCTTTTCCAATAGGCATAATAGCCTTAATTGGATTTTGTAGCACGTCGACGGCAGAATGGATGTCCTTTATCATCGGACTCCATCCGAAGCTGTACTCGAGCCAAATGTTTGCAAAACCCTTCGAAGTGGACGGTTTAAAGTCCCTCCGAAGAATCGCATTCATACGCCCGAAATCAGCCTTTCGCGCCGCACGGATCAGTTCTACGATCTGTAGACCTCTCCGAGCGATCATGCTCGCTGCCTGCTCGAGTTCAACTAAGAAAACGCCCATCGCGCTTTGGTCCGAAATCTGACCACGAAAACCCTCATAGGCTTTGGCTCTCGCCGCGTCTATGAGGTTAGTGGGCACATTGTTCTCCATCCAACTGACAGCATTCGGAAGCGGGGCAAAGAACTCCTGCTGACCCAACGCATACCTCAAATCGGCATATCTGCCGGTAAAAGGTAGCGGACGGTCAATAGGCTTTGCCTGCTTCCAGACGCGCCGGTCGTGATAGTGAGTAGATGTGGTAACCGTCTTTTGAAACGGTCCAGAAGTCGGGGCAACCATGATGGTCTCGCAGTCATTGGCATAGCGCCAACGACCGAGAACCCAACACGCTGGCTGTTGGATAGAAGCCAGATTCACCACCTTCATCGAAGTGGCATATGGGGTGCGCTACAGCCGTAAAGCCATAACACGGCCCATAGTGTGTATCTCGAGGCGAGACGACCAAGGTCGGTCGTCGAGAAACACACACCCATCGGTGGTTAACCGATGTTGTTATTGGAGGTATCGTCTTTCTAAAGGACGAGCTCTCAGGTAGATTGACATCTACAAGAGATACCGGTAAAGAACCCGGTACACAATAACAGAAGGATCCCCGCGAGGG